AAACGACGCGTTTTCCGGAGATTCGGAGAAAGAGCAAGAACGCGCCTTTAAACGGAACAAAGCGATCGGGATAGCTACAGCAATCGTAAACACGGCGGGCGCAATAATTGGAGCAATCAACCCCGCGGTTGGTGGTCTCGGTATTCCCGCGGGTTTACCCGGCGCGGCTATCGCAGCCGCTACCGGAGCGGCTCAAATCGCTACCATTATGAAGAGCCAGTTCCAAGGGGGTTCAGGCTCTGCCCCGGACGCGCCTTCACGAACGGTTGAACAACCCTCGCCGACTACCCCACAACTCGACCTCGGATTCTTGGGGGCGGGAGCAGGGCAAACGGGCTTCCGTACATACGTCGTCTCTTCGGAAGTATCGAACGCCCAACAAGCCAACCAACGTATTAACGACCAAGCCTCTTTAGTAGGATGAATATTTTAGAACTCATAATTGACGAAGAAGCGGAACTCTACGGAATCGACGCTATCTCACTCGTCGAAGCCCCAGCGATAGAATCGGATTTCATCGCTATGAAGTCGCAACTCTTAGAATTTAAGACGCAAGACCAAGAGAAACGAATCGTAATGGGTGCGGCACTCATTCCGGATAAACCTATCTATCGAAAGACAGGAGAAGAAGAATATTACGTCTATTTCTCAAAGAATACCGTCCGGCGAGCGATGGAGCTCTACTTTAAGAATGGCAACCAAGCGAACGCGACCCTAGAACACGAACACAAGATAAACGGTCTCCATGTAGTTGAGAGTTGGATCGTAGAAGGGGAACAAGATAAATCTCGTATGTACGGGCTTGATGTTCCGGTCGGTACTTGGATGGTCTCGATGAAAGTAGAGAACGACGCTATATGGGAGAAGTTCGTAAAAGAGGGCACGGTCAAAGGGTTTTCAATCGAGGGCTATTTCGCGAATAAGTACGATTTCGCAAAGGCTACCATAAAAGAAGACAAGCGATATAAAGCCGGGCAACGGGTCGACATGGAGTCGTATAGCGATTACCCCGACGGAGTAAAGAACAACGCGAAGAAGGCTCTCGAATGGGCTGAAAAGAATGGTTGGGGCTCATGCGGGACGGACGTAGGTAAACAACGAGCGAACCAACTCGCAAAAGGAGAAGCTATATCAGTCGAGACCATTAAGCGAATGCGGTCGTATTTGATTCGACATGAAGGCGACCTGGATTCTTCGAGTTCATTTTCTGACGGGTGCGGGTATCTGATGTATCAGGCTTGGGGAGGAAAAGCGGGTCTTCGATGGGCGGAATCCAAACTGAACGAATTAGAGCTCCTCTCAGCCGTTGAAATTGAGCTCGGTATAGATTACCTCGAAAAAAAGATTCAGAGTAAGGAATGACCCCTTAAAATCGTTAATAGGTCAAATCCCTTTTTAAAATGAGTTTAAAACAACGCATCTCCGACTTGTTCGCTGAGTATTCCGTAGCCCTCGAGGTGGAAGAAAAGAAGGACGAGGAGAAGGAGGTAAAAATGGCAACCGCTACCCTCGACAGCGGTCAAGAAATCTCAACCGACGCGGAAGCCTTCGCGGTCGGTGTTGCTGTCTTCGTAGTAAATGACGAAGGCGAACAAATCCCTCTCCCTGATGGAGATTACACACTCGCCGACGGCGTGGTATTTGTAGTCGCTGAAGGCTTGATCACTGAAATCAAAGAACCAGAAGCGGAAGCGGTAGAAGAAGCTCCCGTCGCTGAAGTGGTCGAAGAGGTAGCAATGAGCCGAGAAGAAATCGTCTCTCTTATCGCTAAGGCGGTAGCAGAAGCGAAGAAAGAATTCTCTTCACAAATCGCGAAGCGAGACGCAAAAATTACGGAGTTGAGTAAGCAAGCTACACCAAGCATCTCACGAGCTCCGAAAATGACCCCACAGCCTAAAGTGGATTTATCAAAATTATCAACTAAGGAACGCGTTGCCGCGATCCAAAATCAATTCTCTAAATAATGGCTAACGCTACTATTTCTTCAAATTACGTCGGGCAACGAGCTCTCCCTTACGTTGCACCCGCTATCTTAGCCGCCGACACTATCGCGAACAACTACGTTTCTGTTCTCGATAACGTCCGCTATAAAGCTAACCTCCGTAAGTTTGACGGCGCAGTAATCGCCGCCGCTGAATGCACTTTCACCACTCCTGAGTCTGGTCAAATGACTTTGAGCGACGTGGTTTTGACTACTACCGCTCTTCAAGTAAATGAGCAAGTTTGTAATAAAGACCTTCGTACTGCTTGGGAAGCTGAACAAATGCGAGGACAATCTTCTAACTCTCCAGCCGACTTCCAGTCATACGCGGCTCAATACGTCGCTGCTCGTGTTGCTGAATCAGTAGAGTACAACTTGTGGCAAGGTAACTACGACTCGGACGGCTCGAGTGCCGGATCAGCCTCACATACTTTGTTCAACGGAATTTGTAAGTTAATCGTCGACGCTTCTCCAACGTACGAAACGTTATTGGGAGCCGCGATCGATTCTACAACGATCATCAGTAACTTAACTTCATTGGTAAATACTTCTCCTGACGCTTTGAAAGGAGACCCAGAAGCTAAGATCTACATGAGCCGAAAGTCTGCTCACTTGTACTATCAAGCTCTAGCGGGTACTTACCAAATCCAATTCTTGAACGATGGCTTGGTCTCTCGCTTTATGGGTTATAACATCGTCACTCCGGCGGGTATGCCTGACGATACTTTGGTGTTGAGCCGACCTGAGAACTTGTACTTCGGAACGGACTTGTTGACAGATCACATCGAAGCGGCTGTCTTGAACTTGATGGGTGTAACTGGTGACGACGTTACTCGAGTTATCATGAAGTTCAGCGGAGGTACTGCAATCGTTGACCACGATTCTTACTCTGTCGTTCGTCGCGACTCTTAATGAATTGGGGAGGGGCTTAAATCCCTCCCCTTTAAACCCTCTCAATCATGGCTTGTAGCATTACAATTAACGGCAGGGCGTTTCCCTGTAAGGATAAAATCGGAGGGATTAAAAAGATTTGGGTCGCCGCTTTGGATGACGTTTCTTGGAACGCCGTTTCCGGTGGTGAGATTTCCGACGCTTCAGCGGCGGTAACTTTCCGGTCTTTTGAACTCACGAAAAACTCAGGTTCATTCCAACAAACCGTTACCGCTTCAGTTGAAAACGGTACGGTATTCTTCTCTCAAGTTGCGGAAATCACTCTTCCTAACTTGACAGCGGGAGATAATGATGAACTATATAACTTGATGAAATCTCGCTTGTCTATTATCGTTCAAGACAATAACGATAATTACCTTATCATGGGGCACACTACCGGAGCAGAAGCGACGGGAGGCACCATCGGAACGGGAACGGCTAAGGGAGATATGAACGGTTATCAAATCCAATTCACGGCAGAAGAAGCAATTCCCGCTCCATTCCTTGCGAGCGGATATTCAAACGTCACTTTGACCGCCGGGTCTTAATTTTTTCCTTTTTGGTTTTAGGTTAACAGGACGGGGGAGGGCAAAAAGTCCTCCCCTTTCTTATTTTCAAAATATGAGAATTGCATTACACATACCCGTCTGGAAACGCCTTGACTTGACTCGTGCTTGCTATGAAGGTCTAAAACGTAACATCAAGGAATTTCAAGAGTTAGGTTTCGATTTAATTCCATATATCGCGTATTCAGAAAAAGCACACGGAGCACTTGCCGACGAATACGGATGGAAAAAGAAATGGATTAAAAACGACAGACTAGGAACCAAAAATCAAGCTCTTTACGAATGGATGAAAAAAGATGAATGGGAGTGGTTTATGCAACTAGGATCCGATGATTTCTTGTTGCCTGGTGGAGCGGAAGTCATAGTCGAAAATATGACTCAATTTAAATTCGCTTGTTTTGACTCTCTTTTCTTCTTTCAAAAAGATACGCGCTTAGGAACTGAATTAAAGGGGTATCGATGCGGAGCAGGTCGATACATTCACCGTTCAATCGTTGATAGAGTAGACTTAATGTGGAACGATCGTGTCAAAGGATGCGACGGTTATTCAGCGGGACGCGTTCATACTTTAACGGGAGAGCGTTTAAGAACCATGAAGGGAACGTATATAGCCGATGTAAAATCAGATATAAACGTGACTCAATACTTTCAAGCCACGCCCGAAATCTTCGAGATGGATGGGATAATACCTGAAGCGGAATTGATATGATCACACTTACTCCAAACAGCTCAAGCGAACAATTCTTCTATCTTACGCTTCAAGAAGCGAAGAAAGACTTCGATTCGTTTACCGACTATCTCATTCTTTTTCAAAGCATGGCTTCGAAAGAGAAATACTATTTCATTGCAGACGTGGCAACCGACAACGCTCGTTATACAAAGATTTCCATTCAGACCGACGTAAGCCAACCGACCGCCGGACATATCTTGCTTGAAGAGTCAGGACTCTATTTCTACAAAGTATGGGGTCAAAACTCGACGACCAACCTCGACCCCGAGAACGCTTCGGTAGTGGCATTGATTGAAGAGGGCTCTTTAAACGTTACGGGTGAGACAGGTTACACGATTCCAGAGATTACGATTCCGGATAATATTATCTACTACGAATAATGGACATACTAAAACTGAATAAATACGAGGAACGGTCTTACAGGGAGACACCGAACTCACAGGGCTTCTTAAATTACGGAGACGACAACCTATTCCCTCAATACCTCGTCGACCTCTTTCATTCTTCAGCTACTCACAACGCATTGTCAACAACTATCGCGATGATGATATTTGGAGATGGTTTCGACGCTTCCGATTTAGAGGGTCGCCTTGCTTTCGATCAATGGAACTTGAATGACGAACTTAGGAAGGCTTGCCTCGACTTTAAGATTCAAGGAGGCTTCGCCCTCGAAGTGAACTGGAGTATCGACCGGACGACTATCGCCAACGTCTCACACCTTCCATTTGAGAATATCCGTTCGGGCTTTTGTAACGAAGACGAGAAAGTCGAGTATTATTATTATTCGAAAGACTGGGAAGATAGAAAAGAGGAGCCCGTCGAGATATGTTCTTTCAACGTAGAGAAGAAGATCGACCATCCTACTCAAATTCTTTATGTCAAGCCGTTCTCTCCTGGGTCGTTCTATTATCCAAAACCCGATTATGTCGGTTCAATCAACTACATAGAACTCGATAAAGAGATTTCGATTTACCACATTAACAATATCCAGAACGGGATGAGTCCTTCGTTCTCGATTCACTTTAAGAACGGCATCCCGCCCGAAGAGGAAAGGAACCGCATTCGGATGGACATCGAGAGACAGTTGAGCGGAGCAAGCAACGCGGGTAAGTTCATCGTTACGTATTCCGATGATCCCGACAGGAAGCCCGACTTCGAGCCGTTCCAACTTTCGGACGCGCATAACCAGTACCAATTTTTAAGCGAAGAGGTAACGGCGAAGATTATGGTCGGACACCGTGTCACGTCGCCTCAGATGTTCGGGGTAGCGGTACCGGGTAAGTTAGGAGGCGGAGGAGAGCTTGCGGAGTCCTCAGAGCTCTTCGAACGTAACGTAATTAATCCAGCTAGGCAAGTAGTCGAGGAGGCCGTTAAAACGCTTCTAAACGCCTCGGGATTGAGTTCTCAGTTGGTGACCCTTTCAAGTGAAGAGGTTAATCTTACGGACGCTTTTAATTATTTGATGGAATGCGGAGAAGAAGTCAACGAAGAAGAGTGGGAACTCATTGACGCAAGGAAAGTAGACTATGAGAAAGAAGGTGAACAAGACGCAATCTGGAAATTTGCTTCGGTTATTGATTTTGAGCCCGGCATTGACTCGGAACAAGACAACGAAATAATAAAGGTTCGTTATGCCTATATGCCCAAAGTAACGGGAACTCCTGACAGCGAAAGCCGCGACTTTTGTAAGATGATGGTAGGGGCTGGGAATCGCGTTTGGAAGAAGGAAGATATCATCGCCGCTTCGGGTGCCAACCCTGGATGGGGCCCAAATGGTTCCGCTAGATATTCAATTTGGCTCTATAAAGGCGGAGGGTCATGCCAGCACTATTTTGAGCGTCGAACGTTCTTACAAAAGAATAATAAGAGGGTCTCAGTCAACGAAGCCCGAAAGCTATTGAGAGAGGCGGGTCTCGAACCTCTTGAAAGAAATGAATCGGAAGTCGCAAAGCGTCCCCGCGACATGAAAAACAGGGGCTTTCTTGAACCTAAAAAATGGACAACACCTCGATAAATGGCACTCACCGCAGAAGTACTCTTTGTGAATCCCGACTATCTAAAGCGGATCACCAATATCAACGGAAGTATAGAAGACTCGTACCTCGTGCCCTCTATCATCCTTGCACAGGACAAATACATCCA